CCTTGGCCACCGCCGGGGAGGGGACACCACCGCCAACGCTGCTGGCCCTGCTGGCAGACGATGCGCTACTGCTCGCCCCGGTGGAACATCAGGACGGCTGGCGGGGGCTGCTGCTGGCGGAAGACACCGCAGCGGGACAGGAGCGCACCTTCAGGCTGGCGGATGATCCGCAGCGGGCGGTGACCCTGCAGGTGCCACCCGCTCCCGATGCTGCAGCGCCAGCATGGGCGGCGGCAGATTCATGGTTGCCCATCGTTCGATCTGGCGATAGCAATCCTCCACCGCCTGCGCTGCTGCCTGAATCGACGTGAAGTAGCCCAGCGACCACCGCCTTCCAGCCCACCACACGCGAGCCTGATATGGGCGCCGTGCGTTATGGGGACAGTGGGAAACGCCGCGAGGGTAGGAAGCCATGCCTCAGCTTTCCCACCTAAGCCGCTGAGAAGGCTTAAGCCATGGCGGGAACCTGCGAGGTAACGCACCGGCAGCGCCGGCAGGATCATGACTCAGGCATGGGAACAGGCCTACGGCTTTAGGTTCTTCTTCACCCCCCTCAAGTCTTCGGCGGTTGACCTTAACCGCATCAATCTCGGCGGGCTTGGCACCGGCAGGTTCATCGACAACACCACCTTGCAAAGCTCCACCGCCAAGGTGATCACGGCTGGAACCGGCGATAACTTTGCATTCGGTGTCGGCACCAAGGCGGTTACCAATGCCGTGACCACCAGCACCACCGCAACCCTGACCTTTGCTGATGCCCATGGCATCACGGCGGGCAAGCGGGTCGCGGTGAAGGACCTGCCTGCCCCCTTCACCACCCTGAACGGTTCGTTCGTGGTGACGGCTGTGACCACCACCTCGCCGCACACCCTGACCTATGCCCTGATCGGTTCGGCGATCACCACTGCTGCCGTATCTGCTGGTGTGGTGGCCCCCTCGCTCCTGCTCGACGGCACCGATCCCCCGTTCCGGCTGCTGGGTCTGACCAATATCCAGCCCAGTAACAGCACCACCAAAGAGTCGATCACCACCTACGACGACGAGGCGGGCAGCTACAACACCCCGATTCCTACCGCCAGGGACAAGACCTGGAGCCTGTCCGGTGCGATGAATTTCGCTGATCCTGCGTGGCGTGCCATGCGGATCTGTGAAGAGTTCAACGTGAGCGAGAAGCTCATGGTTGAGTACGCCGTCATCGGCCCGAACAACGGGAAGCAGGTGGAGTACGGCTATGGCTTCTTCGAGAGCTACCAGCCTGAGCAGGCTGCTGGCACGGTGATCAAGTTCCAGGTGAGCCTGGCCGGTTACGGCAAGGTTGGCCTCGATCTGCTCTGATCGGCAACTATCTGGAAATCCCGGATAGTTGGATTGACGCTGCCCCGGTACTGCCGGGGCTTTTTATTGCCCTTTATGCATCAACGCTAAATGGCTGGCTGATCTGCTCCATGCGCTTGGCCCAGGTGTCGCCACCTTCACGGCCCTTGCACGGGTTGATGCAGGCGGGGTCGTTGGCCATGTTGCAGACGAGGCCCGCTAGATCAAGCTCTGAGGCGGGCTTGCCGGTGGCCCAATACAGCTGCTCGCCTAGCCAGAGGGCGCCGCAGCGTGGGCAGGAGCGGGCTTCCATGGCGGGCGGGCAGTGTTGCGGCAGGTTTCCGGTGCTACCGCTGTGACAAAACTTCCGCTTTGCACACAGCCATGGCTATGTTGGTTTCCATTTGCTCTAAAGGCGTCATGCGGTTCCAAATGGCGTCTAGTTGACCGTCTGTTATTTTTTGGTTACTCTTGTCTTCACCAGTAAGGACTTGAGTAGTGTACTTTCCTGCAAGCACGCAAGAGAAGCGGCGCATGTATTCATGCACGATAGGCGACATTTCATAATTGGGAGCGGTAGGGTCCTTGGCTAGCCCAGCTTTGCGATAATGAGCAAAGCAAGCCTCGTCAATCGGTGGAAGCTTGGTCATGGCCGCTCTTCCCTGAATGCCCGCACTTCCACCAGGGAAAAGCTCACTCGCTGGCCAGTGGCAAGGTCAATAAAAGAGATCCCATGAGAACCGCTAGGGTTAGCCCAGCTTCCACGTGAGCCTGGCCCATGAGTGCCACATGACGGTCCATGCAAGTGCAAGCCTTCATCTTTTGGATAAAGAGTACCCATGATGTAGTCAGTGTGCCTGACCACACTTGTATCGCCGTCGTGCGGGGATCTTTCTTCCCAGTTGGTAAATTCAAAAGCGTCAACATCAACGCTATCCATCTCCACTTCAAACCATTGGCCTAAAGCGTAAATGCCGGTGATGTAGCGGGAGTCAATCGAGAGAGACATTGGGGGTGGTGGTAGTGGGGATGGAAGCAGCAGCATTGCTTCGCTCGCAAGCCAAGCGTGTCAAGGCGGCAACTAACTCAGGGCATTCGGTGGCGGGATTGCTAACCCCAAAAGACGGCTGCTGCAGGCCAAGGCAGATCGCCTCAGCTGTGTCAATTACGTCCACTAGGGCGCCGCGCCAGGGTTCGGGAACGTGCTGCAACCGTTGGTCAAATTTTGTCGTGAGGTCCATGTGGTCGGTCGTGCGGTGGTGGCTTTGGCATTCTACTTCATTTGTAAGCCGTTTGGAAAGGGCAGCGCCACCCGGTTCCCAGATCGCCCCAACCGCCGGGAAAGCTGAGGCATGAGCCTGCCCACCACTGCACAGGAGCTGTACGACCTACTGGCGGGCGATGCAGTGGTCAGCGCAGCCTTAGGCACGTACACACCTCGCGGCCAGAGCCCTGTCCCTGCCATCGCCGTGGTGCGCCGCAATGAGCAGCTACCCGAGGGGGTGGCCGTGGCTGGCCTGGAGGTGGTGATCCTCAACAACCCCGACTACAGCCCCGAGGCGATGCTCACCGGGGAGACGGGGCTTAACCCCCAGTTCCGGCTTTACGTGAGCGAGTGGTCTGCCCTGCAGGTGGCCCCGCAGGCGATCACCAATGCCGCCCTTGCATCAGGCACGGCCACGCTCACCTTCGCGGCGGCGCATGGCTTCGGCGTGGGCAAGCAGGTAGCGGTGAGCGATCTCCCTGCCCCCTTCGCCGCTCTGAATGGCACCTTCACGGTCACCGCTGCCACCACGGCCTCACCATTCACCCTCAGCTATGCCCTGGCTGCAAGCACCATCGCCTCGGCTGCCGTGGTTGCTGGTGTGGTGGTTCCATCGTCTGCGGTTGATCTGACGGCCCTGCAGGCGCTGACCCAGCGGATCATCAGCCTCCTGCCCGGCTGCCGTGCGGTGCCGATCGGTGGTGATGCGCCGGGGCAGGGGCTCGGGGTGCTGGATCAGTACGCCATCAGCTGGACCAACCCCACCCAGTACGTCGTGACACCAGGGAGCTGAGATGGCAGGGAATGAATGGGTCGTTAAGGTCAGCGCCGATGTGAAGGGCGTGCTTGATGCCTCGCGGCAGATCGGGCAGGCGGGCAAGCAGGCGGGGCAGGAGTTCAAGCAGGGTTTCAGCGGCAACGAGCAGACGATCAACGGGCTACGTGGTCGCCTGTCAGAGCTGAATCAGACGCTGGAGAAAACGGCGATCGGTTCGCGCGAGTTCAAGCAGGCACAGCGCGAGCTGGCTGCTGCACAACGAGAGGTGGACAAGGCGCTGAGCCAGACCGCCAACGCCGCCAAAGGGCTGAGCGGTGTCTTCGCGGGCCTCGGAGCCCTGGGGGCTGGCGCGGCGGTTGCCGGGTTCCTGAAGGGTTCGGTCGATAAGGCTGTGGAGCTGGAGACGATCAGCCGCAAGCTCAGCAACACTCTCGGCCCGCAGGGTGCAGCCGGTGCGCTCGGGTTTGCCCGCGAGACTGCCGACACGTTGGGCCTGTCGTTCAAGGATCTAGCCAACAACTTCGGCAGCTTCACCGCAGCGGCAACGGCGGCCGGTGTGCCCCTGAAGCAGCAAAAGGATCTATTTGCGGCGGTGGCCAAGTCTGGCCAGGCGCTGGGCCTGTCGAACTACGAGATCAGCGGCAGCCTGTTGGCGCTGCAGCAGGTGGCATCCAAGGGCACCGTCTCGATGGAGGAGCTGCGTGGGCAGTTGGGCGAGCGGCTGCCGATTGCGTTGGCTGCCACCGCCAAGGGCCTCGGGGTGAGCCAGCAGGAGCTGATCAAGCTGGTGGAGTCGGGTCGGCTCACCTCGTCTGAGTTCTTCCCGGCCATAACCAAGGGCCTAAACGACCTGACAGCAGGAGCGGGCGGAGTTCCTACCGCAGCGCAGAACTTTGCAAAGCTACAGAACGCCTTTGACGACCTACAGGCCAGCTTTGGGACCAGCCTGCTGCCAACAATCACCAAGCAGGTGGCAGACCTAGCCGGGGCACTAGAGGGGCTGAAAGTTGATACATCGGCAAGGGATCTTCGCCAGTCGTTTGGTGTAACAGCTGACGAGGCAGAGCAGCTTGTTGGCATACTGCAGAACATCACAAAACAATATGGATTAAGCTCTGAACAGTCTAAGAACCTACTAAGCGATGCCATTGCCAATACAGGCGCTAGTCGTGACTGGTTTGGTGAGCTGAATCTAGGCGGTGAACAGTTTGCTCAGATTCAACTTGAGATTGGGACGCTTGCCAAAGACTTTGCAGCAAAGCAGCGCGACATCCTTACTGAAACCAATGCTATCAGCGCTGCCGATGCCCAGCGATTGGCAACGGCAAAAAAGCAAGGCGAAGAGAAGGCTAAGGAGCTGATAACTCAAGGGCAACTATCTGAGGCTGTACAAAAAACCCTGAAGGCTGAGAGTGAAGGCCGTGTTTCGGTGCAGCAGGCCAGCGTGAACCTTGGCCAAGCGCTGATCAATCTGGAAGATTCGCGTTTCAATATCATCCGCAACCGCAACAGTTTTGAGCTGAAGGATGCCCAAGACCGACAGGCGAGCGAAGCGGAGCTAGATGCAATCAAGCGCAGGGGTGAAGCAATCGAGCAAGCGGCGCTGAACTTTAAGTTTACGGCACTAACACAACAGCAGACCCTACAGAGGGATTTAGTATCCTTACAGCAACAACAGGCCACACTAGAGGCTAATCTTGCATCCAATACAGCAAGGCTAGAGGTTAAGAAAGCAGAGCTGAAGCTAGAAGCAGCCTCCCTTACAGGTAACGCACAGGCAAGGCAGGAGGCGGAGATAGCGCTACAGATTGCTCAGCTTGGTTTGACTGCTGCTGATTCCAAGCTGCAGATCCTGGCCAAGACCCAGCCGATTGAGGAGCGGATTGCCAACGCCAATAGCGAAACGGCCCGCAACGCCATCATTGCTGAGGCTGCTTCTAGGGGCCTGACTCTCGCCGCTGACGGCACGTTCAAGGCAGCCAAAGGCACCGCCGACCAGTTTAAGAGCGTGGGGGACAGCCTGAAGGTGCCGCTAGCGCAACAGGGCGCCTTTGCCCAGTTGGCCAAGGATGTGGGCCTCCGGGTGCGTGATACCGGCAAGGGCTACTACGAGATCGGGCAGGCTCTGGGCAAAGGGGTGGGGCCCGCTGCAAACGACATCAAGGACTTTATGGGCACGGCATCCAAGGCCACCGCTGCAGCCAAGGGCCAGGCGGCAGGGCTTAGCACCAACATGGGCAACGCGGCTAACGCTGCCGACAGGTTCTACCGCTCCCTGGCAGCAGCCTCTGGCCTCCCCCCTGCCCGCTTCACGGGTGGCCCTGTGGATGCTGGCCAGACGTACCGCATCAACGACGGCCCCAGCGGCATGAGCCTGGGCCAGGAGGCGTTCCTATCAGCCTCTGGCGCCCTGTCCCTGATCAACCGGCCCGCCAACAGCCTCTGGACGCCCCCCTCCAAGGGAACGGTGATCCCTGCTGCTATCACCAGCCGCCTGAAGGAGTCCGGGGCCCTCGGCGGCGGCGCTGGCGTGCTGCGTGGTGGGTCCGATCCGGCATTAGCCCATCTGGCCCTCGCGGTTGGAAACCTGTCGCAGGAGGTAGCTGAGCTGAGGCGCAAGGCGTGGAACGTGTCGGTCGGGGTGCGCGGGGATGGATCCGGCCTGAAGCTGGCGCAGACCATGGCGCGGATGCGTTGAGGGTGCCCTGATGAGCATCCAGCTCGTCTACGGAGCCTCCACCATGACGCTGCGTTACCTGCAGGCGCAGCCGATCGGGTATGCCGAGGCCGAGACGGAGCAGGGGCTGACGGCAAGGCGGTTCAGCGTGGCGGGCTTGGCCACCCCGGCGCAGTGGGTGACCTCCTGCACAATCTTTGATGCGTGGCAGGCGGCCAAGATCCAGGAGTCGCCAACCCTGGCCAGCCGTGCCGTGGGGGCCACCGTGGCGCTGACTTGCTCCGCCCATGGCCGCAGTGTCACCAGCCTGGCGTGTTGGTTCACCGGGGCGCCGGTTGGCGAGACGGTGCAAGGCGGGGCATGGGTGAAGGTGTCGTTCACTCTGATCGATGCAGCACAGCAGCTGGCGGTGCTCCTGCGGCAGAACGAGAAGGGCAGGCTGGCCGGTGATGCCTTCTTGCCTGCCTACGGCACCATCACCCTCGGTACCACCACACTGGCACTGCTGGATCAGCCCGAGGGCTTTGAGGATGGCCCAACCCTGGAGCCCACCTCCACCGGGGGGTTCGTGGCGCGGGGGCCGTTGGTTGCCTCTGAGGTGCGGACCGTTAGGGGGGTCACCAATTCCGCCGGCTGGACTGCGGTAAAGGCATGGTTTGCCGCCACGATCGCAGCCCGCCCTGGAGCTACCGACTTCTGGCCAGTTGGTGAGCTGGGCCTGGAGCGTGATCAGATCGTCAGCGGTGGCGCGGTGGTGGAGCGCTACATCGTGACCGTGAAGCTCAAGCGGAGGGCTGCCTGATGCCAGCCGCACCGGTTGATGTTCGCGCACAGGTATTCAGCAACCTGGGCCCGGTGATCGGCGGGCAGCTATCGGATGATCC